GCGACGTGGCCGGGCAGACGAAAAGTCTGTTCACCAGCGCATTCAGCTCAATGGAAGACGCCGTCGCACAGTTCGCGCTGACCGGGAAGCTGTCGTTCGGCGACTTCGCCAAGTCAATTCTCGCCGATATGGCGCGCATCGCTACTCGGCAGGCCAGTTCCTCCGCGCTCAGTGGACTCTTCGGTTTGGCCACCACCGCTGCCAGCGCTTACTTCGGTGGCGGCGCGGCGTCGGCGGGCTCCACGCAGGCGGGCTACTCCGGTGATCTATCGGGATTCACCCCAGGCAGTATCCAGGCCAAGGGTGGTGCATGGTCCAGCGGCGTGCAGATGTTTGCCGATGGCGCCGCCTTCACCAACAGCATCGTCAGCAAGCCAACGGCGTTCGGTATGGCCAACGGTAAAACCGGTGTGATGGGCGAGGCTGGCGAAGAGGCAATTGTTCCGCTGGCTCGTGACTCGCAAGGGCGCCTTGGTATCCGCGGCGGAAGCAGCGCAACACCCATCACCATGACCTTCTACATTGATGCGGCTGATAACGGTGCCAGCACAATCCCAGATCCGGCGAAATTGGCTGAGGCGATGAAGGTTGTCGCACAACAAGAAATCGCTCGGCAGCGCCGTAATGGCGGGCAACTCGCTTAAGGAGGAAACATGTTGGCATTCACATGGCGGGCGACATATGACGCCTCCAAGACGGTCACGCCGAAGGTCAAGGTCATCAAGTTCGGTGACAGCTACGAGCAGCGACAGGGAGACGGCATCAATCGGCAGCCGCGCAAGTACTCGCTGATGTTCAAGCGAGCCAAGGCAGAGATTGATCTGATCGACGACTTCCTCCAGGCCCGAGGCTCAATTGACGCCTTCAACTACACGCACCCCGGTCAAACGATCGGGGTTTTTGTTTGCCGAGAGTGGACTCGAACCAACGTCGCTCTCGGCGTTGACAGCCTGTCCGCGACCTTTGAGGAGGTTTACGAATGAGTGAGCTTCAAGGACAACTCTCGCTCGCAAAGGGCCTGACGATCTGGGAAGGCTTCGAATTGGTGCTACCTGGCCAGTCTATCTACTTTCACTCCGGAACCAACGAGTTGCTTGGCTCGGTAGTGTGGAAGACCAAAATCTACACACCTTGGCCGATCAATGCTGTCGAGTTCGCCACGCCCAGCCAGGGATCACCGGCCAGACCAAAGCTTCAGGTCGGCAATTTCGGCGGGAACATTTCAGCGTTGTGCCGTCAGTATGAAGACCTGCTTGCAGTGAAACTCAAGCGCCGTCGCACGCTGGTCAAATACCTGGACGCGGTGAACTTTTCCGCCGGCAACCCTACGGCCAACCCGGCCGAAGAGTACCCGGTTGAAACGTGGATCATCACGCGCAAGGCCAACGAAACGCCGGCCGCTATTGAGTTCGAACTTGGTTCACCGCTTGATCTGCAGGGCGTCAAGCTCCCGCGCCGCCAGGTGGAGGCCGGCACTTGCCTGTGGGCGTACCGCTCGGGGGAGTGCAGCTACGCCGGCGGCCCGGTGGCCGACTATGCCGACAATCCAACCAGCGATCCCGCCAAGGACCAATGCAGTCGGACCATGAGGGGCTGCAAGAAACGTTTTGGGGAGAATGGCGAGCTTCCTATCGGCTGCTTCCCGGGCATTGCCCGCGTACCGAGGTTGTGACCATGAGTGAAGTATTCAACAAGTGCCGGGCTGACGCCGAGGCGCATGCCCGCGTCGAGTATCCTCGCGAGTCGGTCGGCTTGGTCGTCAGCGTGCGCGGCAAGCCTTCCTATGTGCCGTGCCGCAATCAGTCCGAAGAGCCGGATCACTTTATCCTGCATCCGGAGGACTACGCGGCCGCCGAGGATATGGGCGATATCATCACCGTCGTGCACTCGCATCCTGACACCGGCCCAGAGCCAAGCCTGCACGACATCGCCAGCCACGCTGTCAGTCGCATGACCTGGTGGATTGTCGGGCTGAAGGATGGCGCTGCAACTTGGCATGAGATGCCGGCCGCCGGCGAACTACCGCTGGAAGGCCGTGTGTTCGTCCACGGTGTCATCGACTGCTACACCTTGGTGCGCGACTACTACCGGCAAGAGCTCGGTATCACTTTGCCGGACTTCCATCGCAAGGACGACTGGTGGCATAACGGCGAGAACTTATACGTCGACAACTTCGCCCGGGCCGGCTTCGTCCCAGTCGATACGCCAGAGCAAGGCGACTTGATCGTCATTGCGATCGGCAGTCCGACGCCGTGCCATGGCGCGATCTGGCTGGATGGCGACGTGCTGCTGCACCACCTCTACGGCCGCCTGAGCTGTCGCGAGGTCTATGGCCGCGCCTACCGTGAGTGCACGACGCATATCATGCGCTACAAGGGCCAACAACCGTCAAATTGATGCGGCGAGGCCGCAGGAGAAGAGTATGCAAACCAGCCAGAGCTACATGCTGACTATCAATGATCTGATCACCATGTCGGGCGGGGTGATCTGCGGTGCTGATGCTGAAATCGCCATTCTTGATGGTTCAGTAGAGATCGATCGATTGAAGCTTTCCGGAAAGGTAGGGCCTGGCGGTCCTGGCTTTCGGAGGTCGTACGAAGGAAAGCCCGGCCTGACGGCAGAGCTTGTGTCCGGCTGTTGCAAGATCAGCTTTCGCGAGGCCGTGTCGAGCGGCCTTAACTCGGAGGTATGAGCCCTCCCACAAAGTCATCTGTGCCTATTCGGTGCGAGCCATAGGAAACAGAAAATCCGGGGCCACGGCTAGATGCTTCAGCCTCGGCGGCATCCTTTGATGCGTATATGTCGACGAATTTCCATGGGCTCGCCTGAGCCACGCCCCAGCCGAGTACAGAGTTGAAGTTGTCGGGGTCTTTCGGGAGATTTTTAACGAGGCTTCTGATTGACATGACCGCTCCATGGTTGAGGTGTACAGCACTCGAAGCTACTACTGAAACTCTACGCGGCGTTACTGGCGATTCGTACAGCAACCATATCTTGCGTTACACGCGATAGGCCCTGTATTTGTGCGCATCCGGCCTGTTAGAGTCACCGAAACACAAGGAGGCACAACATGCGGAAGATTCTGACGGCCATGGCGTTGATCGCTCTGGCCGGGTGCTCAACCTCTCCTGTAACGGAGCAAACAGCCAAGCGCATTCCAAGTGAAAGAATTTACCAGGCGTCAATGGTTGATGGTAACTCGACAGTTAATTCTGACGTCGCAAATGTCACATTCCTTCGTGATTCAGGCTTTTATGGATCAGGATGTAGCCACGACGTTTTTGTGAACAACGTGAAAGCTTTTTCGATTCGTCAAGGTGAGTTCATCCGCCTGACATTGCCACCCGGCTCATATTTCTTCCGACTCGAAACAGGTTCAGGAATGTGTCCAGACATTGCCACGTCGCAGAGCTCTGATCTAAAGCCGGGGGCCGCGGAGGCGTATAGGATTCTATTGCCTTCTGATGGCAGTCTTCGATTAACGCGAACTCAGTGATTCGCTACCCAACTACTAACCGCCTCCGGGCGGTTTTTTATTGTCTGGAGAAAAGTATGACGATCGCAGCCAATCGCCAATCAATGGTCACTATCAAACTCTCCGGCAGCCTGGCTCAGAAATTTGGCCGTAAGCATGAGAAGTTGCTTGAAAGTGGCGAGGCCCGCGAAGCCTTGAGCGCCATGAAGCACGCCGTCGAAGGTTTTGCGGATGAGATCATGCGGTTGTCGCGCCTTGGCGTGCGCTTCGCCATCTTCCGTAACCGCGAAAATATCGGAGAGGACAACTTCACTCTGGGCGGAACGACTGAAATACGTATTGTGCCGATCATTTCAGGTAGTAAAAGAGGTGGACTCTTTCAAACGGTCGTAGGTGTTGCGCTTATCGTTGTTGGTGCGATTTTTGAGCAGCCATGGGCGGTCAGCATTGGCATAGGCATGGTCGCAGGTGGTGTAGCACAGATGCTCACGCCCACGCCGAAAACGCCTAACCAGCAAGAGCAAGCGACCACCGAGAATAAGCCCAGCTACCTCTTTAATGGCGCCTTCAACTCGACACAGCAGGGCCTCCCCGTGCCCGTTGTTTACGGCCAGATGCTGGTCGGCTCCAGCGTTATCACCGTCGGCACCTGGTCGGAGGCGCTACCGGTA